CCTAAATAATACCTATAGAGGGGCTATACCTATATGATACCTGATTTATATAGGGTTTAGGGGCATTATGCCCTATTTTTAACTCTCAATATATAGCTAAGAAATTAATTAGACCGGGATTTCACGCATTTTTTATAATAATTAATTAATTGGCCTGGGATTTTACACAATTTTCGTAATTAAATGGTATATCTATTTCAAACCAATGACGAGATTAAACCGTCTCCTATTTGTTTTAGACATACTTTGTGTATTAAATAGAATTATATACCATGATACACAAAACCTAACCAAAACCTAACCATCCGCGGCCATACCTAGGCAAAGTCAAAGCATATACCATAAATATAGTTAAAACTTAACATACAATATTAAGTATATGCTAAATATACTACATGTCTTACCTGTAATGTTTTTGTCTTTATTTTTATTCCTTCTAATACAATTTAATGTGTTATCACCACGTTTTATATGCAGTATAGAATTGACGATATTTTCGTTAATCACTTTATATGCCGTTATACTAATATTAACAAAAGAGGGTGTTTTGAATGATGCAATTCTGCACCGTAAAATTTTATAATTGGGAATATCATAAAAAATTATTTTTAAAAAATAGAAACAAAGTCGTTGTATGAGTTTATACATGAAAAATAAAAGTTTTTTAATTACAATATTATTTAATTATTCGTCTCTTCGTCATCGATAAGACTACATATCTCATCTCTATATTCTTGTTCCGCCTTTTCGTCTTCAATAAGTTGACGTAATTTTTCTTGAATTGAAATATCATTATCTTGAGATTCTTCAAATTCATTATTTGGCATATCAGGGTCAAATATATCACCATGTGTTTCACATAACTCACACGTCTCAGTTGGCAATTCACCAGGTTTATGATTATGCATTGGTATCTCTTTTTTCTTCTTTATAATAGGCCTCTTTTTCTTTGGTTCAACTGGAGATTTATTTCGCATTTTCATATGTAAAGTACAATATTCTTCACCTGGCACACATGGTTTTGTACATTTACTACCCTTTGCAGTCATGGCAGAGCATTGAATCTTGGGCTCTTTTGGTTTTTTGTCCTCTTTTGGTTTCCTTGTCTTTTTAGGCTTTTTTGTTTCTTCAGGTTTCTGTGGACTATTGGGTATAGGGTTCATCATGAAAGAATTATTGGATTGTGAAAATCCTTCTAAAAGTTCAATTCTCTCTTCCAATCGTTTATTCATATTCACGAGTGTGTCAATCTTTTCATGAAGAAGTGTATTCGAACTAACAGATGAATTTATAACCACATTTACCTTTTCACGAAGATATACATTCTCTTCCTGTACATTAGTAACCTTTTCGACAAGAGTTTGTAACAATTTATTATTTGAAAGAACACTGTTATTTATTTTATCGATGTGATTGTTCGAATCACGAACGAGACCAATAAGAATATTTTCAATTGTATCAGACATATTTTTATAATTGTATATTTTTTATTTAGGTAAACCAACTTAGGTAATAATACATTTATCTTTTTTGTTCTGTAATTAACATATCTATATTTTTATATTCATCTTCTTTCAGTTCATTCAATGCAAGAAATCTCATTGACGACCCCTGTTTCACTAAAAATTTATCTCCGTGTGTGATTCTTACATACTTAGCTGACACAGTTGCTTTAGGACTCTTCACTAAAGTAAAAACACTATCATCAAAAACGTCACTCGTTTTAAGAACATTATTTCCATCTTTTACTATCCATTCACCCGTTTCAAGTTTCATGAAAAAATCAGATGTACTATTTTCAAATGATACAAACATTATCTTACCAGTATTACCAGAACTTATGTACTCGGTAATATCATTATTATCATCTTCATTAGAATAAATATAATATGAATATTTCTTTATAGTTGGTGCTTCTAACGTAAAACCAGTAGTATTAGGTTTATATTCATATGTTATAGGTTCCGTGATATCCAAAGACATGGTTAAATCATCTGGTGATATATTCACTGTATCGTCACCACCATATAAAACAAATGGTTTTTTACTACCATAATAAACTTTTAACATTATCTTATTTTCACCTATAACGTCATATAAACCGTCTGAATTTTCGTTATTAAAAACAATTTTTAATCCCTTTTTAGAATCTGTAAAATAAGCCGAATCTTCTTCATTTCTCGATTCTTTTGTTATTACGTGTTTCAATTCCCCGTCAACATAACGTTCAATATCCATTTGTGTAACCTTACCAAAACCATCACTGTTATCCCATTTTAATTCCATGGTTACATTTTTAGATAATTCTGCATTACTAACCGATGACGCCCCCGTATTATATTCGATAATATACCCTTCAATTTTCGTTTCACTAACCGGTGAAATAGTTTTAAACTGCGACACATTTTCTATTGAAGCATATACCTGTTGAACAGGTGCCTGAGTTGGAGTTGGAGTTGGAGTTGGAGTAGGACTAACCAAGCTCTCAAAATAAGCCTCTTCTTCCTCTTCAGGTTTGGGAAGACTTTTTTTAATTTTATCTTTATTTTTATTTTTATTTATTATAAAAAAAGCACCGGCTAATAATAAAATTATTAAAAGTATCTCGATAAAATCCATATCTTTTAATAATAGTATATATTTTTTTTACTATTAATTCCTTCTTCTTGAAAAACGACGAGCTGGACTTCCTTGACTTCTTCCACCAATTACAGTGGAATTAAGAGATGGTCTTCGCAAATCGGGTGCCCTAATCATTCCCAAATTGGGTGATCTTGAACCAATCCTTGGTCTTGCGGCAGAAGCTGCCGCAGCAGCTGCTATTGCGGCGGCTTCCTCTTCTGCCTTTTTCCTAGCGGCTTCAGCTTCTTCGGCGGCTTTTCTTTCAGCTTCAGCTTTTTCGGCGGCTTTTCTTGCAGCTTCAGCTTCGGCTCGAGCTTTGGCTTGAGCTTCTTCATCAAGACATTTATCAGACACAAACACACCAGGTTCAGTACATCCAACAATATGAATATCTTTTGTAGGGTCATTACTATTACCTGTCTGTGGACTTAATGCCACAAAATCATCAAGATTTTCTCGAGTCCAACATTTTCCAGGTTTACCATTTTTGGATTCCGAGTGATATATAGTTTGCATACCCCATGCTAAATGTCCCAAATCTTGTGCTCTTTTTTTACAATCAAGATACGTACTTACATCATTTTGCCAATTTTGAGAAGTATTAGGACCAAAAACACCATATTGCATACCATGGTCATCTAGTCCTTTCATAGATGGTACACCTGTATAACTCGATGAAGCATCCGCACGACAATCAATGTTTTCATGGTATTTCACACATTCGTCATATTCTTTACAATGGAATGGATCATTTTCACATGTCGCATATGGTTGAGAAGGGGGTTCTCGATCCCATACATATGGGGGTGTTTGATCTTTTGTAGATTTAAGATCTTTACATAACCTTTCTCTTCTATATTCATGTGCACTTAGTTTTTTATGCCATCTCATACAATCGTCAAAATGTCGGCATTTTGTTGGGTCATCTTTACACGCATCAAAATATTCTTCTCTTTTCCTAGCCGCCTCGTCGGCAGCCTCTTTCGCAGCTCTTTCGGCAGCAGCTCTTTCGGCTTCTCTTGCAGCTTCTTCATTTTCTGCCTTTATCCTAGCAGCTTCAGCTTCTTCAGCAGCAGCTTTTGCAGCTGCTTCCTCTTCCGCCCTTTTCCTAGCGGCTTCGGCTGCAATGGCTGCTTCTTCAGCAGCCTTTCTCGCAGCTTCCTCTTCAGCCGCCTGTCTCGCAGCTTCAGCTTCGGCCGCCTTTCTTGCAGCTTCCTCTTCAGCCGCCTTTCTCGCAGCTTCAGCTTCGGCAGCTGCTTTTCTTGCAGCTTCCTCTTCAGCCGCCTTTCTCGCAGCTTCGGCAGCGGCAGCTTCCTCTTCCGCCCTTTTCCTAGCGGCTTCGGCTTCCTCTTCAGCGGCTTTTCTCGCAGCTTCTTCTGCGGCTCTTCTCACAGCTTCAGCTTCTTCGGCGGCTTTTCTCGCAGCTTCTTCTTCGGCCTTTTTCTTAGCAAGAGCTTCTATATTATCTCTTCTGACTTTGGCGAGGAAAGCGGCTTCAGCTTCCTCTTCAGCCTTTTTCCTAGCAGCTTCTTCTTCTGCCTTTTTCTTAGCGGCGGCAGCGGCGGCAGCTATTGCGGCGGCTTCCTCTTCGGCCCTTTTCCTAGCGGCTTCCTCTTCTGCAGCTTTTCTTGCGGCTTCAGCGGCGGCTTCCTCTTCTGATCTTTTCCTAGCGGCTTCCTCTTCATCTCTTACTTTCTTCTTTTCTTCGTATATTTTCTTATAATATTCATCGTCGTCATATATATTCACATCAGTATTTGGATCCGGATCATCACTGAAAGACATACCAACTATCTCAGTTTTTTCTTTTCTAGGCCATACAATCCGTTTAATTTCTCTATCTTTAGCTGGACATTCTTCACCTTCACCAATTTTAGGTATCTTCACATTATATTGCCAAAATTGACAATTATATACACCGGGTGTTGATGGAACACAATCAAATACTTCTGAACCACTTGTAAATCTATTTTTCTTAACTTTATCATATTCACCTCTACAATCATTATTCCCATCGTATTCTTTTGGTTCAAATAGTCTAACATCACCCGAAAAATCATCCTTTGTAAATGAAAGTGTTTCTGTAAATAACAAATTTTCTGGTTTTATTTCGTTATAATACAAATCCACTATATTATCACCAATAATACGTTCATCAAAATCCTTTTTATCTATAATATTTAAATAAACATCTGTAAAATCCTTAAAATGGTCTTCGTTTTTATCAACCATTCTATGGATTTCATCCCCGTTTTTATCTTTTATTACTAGGATCCATTCTGATACAATATCATTTACACTCGCTCCATTTTTCCATGAAAATTTAAGATCATCTATCACATATTCTTCTTTTTTACAATTTGGTATTTTATACCATAGTAAAATGATAAATAGAATGATAGAAGCCACCAGAAGAACAATTTTTGAACGATGTAGTGGTATCATTTTATATATCACAAGATATTAATTTATATATTTTTTTAGTTTACGCCTGCTTTTCTTGAGGTGCGGCAGGGCGGTTTCGTGGAAGAAAGTTGTAGAGAATTCCACCCATGATGAGCATGAGTGCGAGACCCATTCCGATTGCTTGATAGTCCATTTTTATTTTGTTATACTATAGTAATATAAAAAAAATGCGGCCTGTAACATCGGTATTATTTGAAGCACTTCTCATAGGTATTTGTTTATTTAGTGTAGAAAAAGGTATGACGAAATTTATTTACAAAGGTGCAGGTAATTTAATAATTGCAGGCGCTTTAGTACATTTAATATTTGAATATTCACCACTGGGTAACCTCAATGAAAAATGGTGTAAAATTATATTTGAAAATGATATTGATTCAATTAAAAATTTATAAGTTCGTCTATGATACTTGTTTTATCGTATTCTAATTCTTTTAATTCTTCTGATAATTCATTATACTTTACATCTATATCATCATTATAGTCTTCCAAATATTTTTTGAAAAAAATATGAGGTGGACCAACATCATACCCCGCATCTAAAAGTGCGTCAATGGTATATACATGTAAATTAATACCAACTCCTCGTGCATACCTTTTCACAGCCTCTTTACGAATAAAACTCGTTATGTTTCGTCTATGTTTAAGTTTTTCCATTCTCTTCAATGTTATATGTATTGAACGATTTACTTCAATAAGTTCATCTTCTAATTCCCTGTCTCGTAATATATCGGGTATTTGTGTTGTTCGTATAGGTGGTAAGTCCACATGCACAAAATCTCCACGACGCGATTGTATAGGTGAAGGAGCAACTGTATCATATCTCACAAGATCATCAATTATAGTTTCGGGTGACTCGTTTTCAATAGGTGGAAGTTGAGGAGTACGCGGGGTAGTTGAAAATGGTGGTACTGTTATGTTTTCAATAACACGACGAATCATAAATTCTTCGTCATCACTTTCGTCAGAATCACAATCAATATATTTGATGTAATCATGTATCTTTTTTATAGAATTACACATTTTAAGATAATCACCTTCAGAAATTATCTTAGAATTGAGGTCTATGACTTGCATTAAAGATGTAAGGTCTTCCATAATTTATATTAGAAATGATATTTTTTATTTAGTTTTATTACAACTTAGGTTTGTTATTTTTTTTAAAAGTAAAAGAGCTTCTACAGCTTCTCCAATTTCACGATGTTTTACACAAAACCCGTTTTTTCCTTGACGACAGAGACAATTTTCGTATAAACAATTAGGACGCATTTTCTTAATTATATAGATATAATAGTGTATACTTAGGTGTTTATTTATCCTCATCGGGTTCAGTTTCATATTCACTTTCATTATCTAAATCATCGATATTATTCGGTAAACTATCTTGTAATTTGTCATAATTTGTATAATATTTGATTTCATAATCATCTAAGAAATCATCAAGTGATATTTTATCATTTACATCATATTCGTTATTAAGGTAATTTTTCCAAAATTCAAGATTCTTTTTTGTGATTTTATTTGGAAAAAGTTCAACGGAAAATTCCTCACCATTTTTATAATTAATTTCTTTAAGAATTTCCTTTTCACTTTCAAGGTATATATCAAAAAAGTGTTCTAAAACACCAATAGGTTCGGGTTCGTAATAAAAATTAATAAATTGAGCTTGACCATAAGATGTATCAATTTTTGTTTTAGAAATACCAATATAAGCTATAAAATTATATGTATTCGGGGGAATAAGATGTTGAGGGTATCCAAATTCGGCGCGTAAAGCATATACTCTACATGGTTCACCTCTTAAATTTGAAAATAATTCATTTACATCATAAAGTTCTATAATAGAAGTACAGTTTTTAAGAAGTTCAAGAGTGAGACTCATAGTATATTATATTACATATTAGTTGCTAAGTTTTAAGTCCATATCTACATTGAATGCATTATAAAGTTCCGTCCAATCAACACTCCCATGAAGATTATATTTTTCAACAAATTGCAAAAGAGTTTTTTGACATTTAAATTCATTCTTAAAGTAATTCATCCAAAACTCTATCCAGTCACTTGAAATTTGCCGTGGGACAATCATTGTACCCAATTCATCTTTTTCCAACATCCGTAACGCTGGTTCAAGAATACCCATTCGAGTATTATTTTCATATTTTTCCTCATACATAAAATCGATTATATGAAGTTTATCATTAAATGCAGATATACCAACATATGCAATATGATGAAGGTCTTTGGGATTACATTCATGTGGAAAATTGTGTTTTGGTCTAATACCATACACTTGAGAAGGTGTACCCAATGCAAATTTATCGGTTCTAAAACTCGAAAAAACACCGTCAAGTTTATCGAGTCTTTCAAGAGTAACAGTTTGTTTCGTAAGTTCGTAAATGAGAGAAGTCATTTTGTATTTTAATTATTATAACTGATCTATATCACTTAGGTCTTCACTGTACATTAATATTTCCTCGGCTACAATTTGATAAAATGCCACTTTATACGATAAAAATCCAAATAATGTTGCCCCCATATTAAAATCGAATGGTAAATCTACTGTATTCCACATAGATTCTGCTAAAGCGAGACATGTCGGTACGAGTAGCCGTTTATTCAAACCAGGTAATCTTTCTATATTGTCAACATACGAAGAAAGTGAATTAACATAAATATAAGACGCGACTGTTCCTAAACTCGCGGAAACACCGTCAACTGGTGTATGAAAAATAAAATGATATGTTGAAACGGCGGCACCGTATTGCAAAGTTGACTTTTTAATTTTATCTTTTATACGTTCATATTCCGCTAAACCTTCTTTACGTTTAGTGGGGCACGATATTCTAATGGTTTTAGTATTTGGATTTATTATACTCAACATTACAATTTAATTATTATATATCTATACCTTTAATAATATAGTTTTCATCTTGAAAATATTTTTTCTTAAATGCACGCTCTCTACTTTTAAATCTCCCAATTCTAATTGTTGATGTATCTATACGTTGCTCAATTCTATACAATTCATCTTTATTTCTCCATTTATCACCAAAAAGAGATATATATTTCATTTCAAGTCTCTGTATATTTAACTCTGTAATGAGATGTTGATAAAGAATAAGTGAATAAGAGTCATATGTCTGACGTCTGAAATCTTCCTGACTATATTCTTCGCGCGCAAGTAATTGCATGCGTTCGTATAAATCATTCGCATATGGTTCATTATTATAAATTAATTGGACTTCTTTTTCTCTATTAAACCATTGTTTTGAGTATTTTAATTGAGAATCATGAATTGTTTCTTCTTTTAGTTCTTCGCGCATTGATGAAGGGGATGGACGTTTTTTCACACCCATACACTTCACAACTTTACGACGATTTTTAGGCGCTAAACACGTTAAAGTTCGGGTATGCAATGTACATTTCATTTTATTTAATATAAATATTTAATTCTTTATCTTAGATTACAGTCCCGTCGGGAATAGTTGCATCTTTACAAATTATAACTATATAATCCTTGATTACCCAACCACGTTCTTCATTACTCAAATCTTCTTCCACATTTTTTGAATTGGTTATATAACACCGAGCTCCTATACGTGCATTCTTATCAACTATAGCATTCCTTATGGTAGTTCCCTGACCAACGCCTATAGGCATAAAACAATCATATTTTAATCTACACTCTTCTTCATTTTCATAATAATCTGCACCCAATAATAACGTATCCTCAATTGTACAATTTTCTGAGATGGAAGATCGTAAACCAATTACAGAATTTTTAATTTTTGATTTATGAATGTAACATCCATCACCGATAGTACTTTTTAATACCTGAGAACCTAACATTTTTGTAGGTGGTAAAAACCTCAAAGAAGTATAAATAGGTGCATCAACATCATAAAATGAAAATGGTGAATCATCCTCATTACATTGTAAATTCGCATTATAAAATGATTTAATTGTACCTATATCTTCCCAGTAATCATCGTGAATATAAGATTGAACATGCATACCCATACTCGTAGCATGTGGTATAATTTCTCCACCAAAGTCCATTTTATCTTCACAGTAAATGGTTAATAAATCTTTCATAATCTTAGCAGAAAAAACATAAACGCCCATAGACGCAATGTAAGGCTTTGTTTCGTTAGAAATAAGGGAATCAGCTAAAGTAGAAAAATCCACAGCCATTCTCAATAAATCATCACCTTTTGGTTTTTCTGCAAAATCTATTACTCGTCCATTTATATCAATCTTCATTAAACCAAACGATCCTGCTTTATCTTCGTCTACCGGAATTGCTGAAACTGTAATATCCGCACATGTTCGACGATGGTGCATAATAAGAGATTTATAATCCATTCTATACAGATGATCCCCGGATAAAATAAGATATTCATCACACCCAGAATCATTAAAAAGCCATTGGTATTGTCTAACAGCATCTGCAGTACCTTGAAACCATGTCTTATTATCTTGAGACTGTTGTGCAGCTAAAACCTCAACAAACCCAGATTTATAATAAGATCCCATACAGTTATACGCCCTTGAAATATGTCTATTGAGAGATGCAGAATTAAATTGTGTTAAGCAGTAAATCTTATTAATATCACTATTAATACAATTAGACACGGGTATATCAATCAAACGATAATTCGCCCCGAGCGGTACTGCCGGTTTAGCACGCTTCTCCGTTAAGGGATACAAACGCGTACCTTGACCCCCACCTAAAATTATAGACAAAACATTATCCATAGTCGTTGAAATTTCACATTTCTCAATACCATTTTTGGCGATAGAATCAATACGTCTTTTTATTTCATCAAATTCCAAATCGTAATTATCGTTTATTAATGTATACCCATGTTTTCCTCCATTCATTATTGACACAACAGTTGGTTTCGATTTACGCTTTTTAGAAACTGTCTGGTTCTCCCCATTTTTCTCTCCATTTTCTGACCAAGTTTCCGAGTCGTTCTGTTGAGAAGCGCGAACTTTGTTTGTTTTTCCGAGGCGCCCCCGGACACTCGCGATTTTGCGATTCGTATGTATTAAGTTTTTCCCATATAAGTCTTTGCATGTCTTCTGGGAGGTCGTTTGTCGCTTGACAATACGAGAGTTTATAGTCGTACGTGTGTAAGGCAATGTAATCGTCCATTTCATTATATTTTATTTGTTTAATAAATTATTTATACTTTAAGTACTTAGGTCTATAATGAGCAAATGTTTTATCGTGTTTATTATATTCTAATATAACCCGTTCACCAGCATCATTTTCTGTAATAATTCTAGAATTAGTATTTTCAGGTGATATCATTATATTATTATACAAGGAGTCTTTGGATATATTATGCAAGGGGCCTTTGGATATATTATCTAAACTAGATTTACTAGATTTACTAGATTTACTAGAATGTAATAAACGACATACACTGTTATAGAATGTATACATACTGTTATTAATTCAATTTATTTTTTTATATACTAAATACAAGATGGTTTCACTCCAGGAGTTACCTAAAAAGATTCAGTACATAACAATAGATTCAAATTTTGTAAATGGTACGAATAATACATTCTCCTTTGATTTAAACCTTGAATCAAATACTCATGTATCAGATATAAATAAAGTATGTGGTTTAAAAGTCGTTGATTTCTACGTAACACAAGTGGGTGTATCTGGTGGTGGTACAGGTAATGGTGCAAAATATATAGATATTGTATGCGATGATATACCAAAAACGGCACAAATTCTAAATGAACGAAAAGGGCAAATATTTACACGTATACCTTTAGAAAGAATATTTGATGGTTCAAGTAATTTTAAAATACAAGATAAACAATGGAAATCTTTTAATAGACCAACGTCTTTATTTAACCCCATATCCATCCAGCAGCTCAATTTTGAAATATATGAACAACAAGGTGACGGGGATTATGTAAAACTACAACCTGATTCTGAATGGTTCATGACACTAGAAGTAACAACTATAGACGTTAAAGAAAAACCTATAAATAGAGAAGTTCAAATTTTAGAAGCTATACATAAACTTATCGGGAAGATAGATGAACTCAACATAAATGTTGAAAAACTTCCAGATAAACATGATATCGAAAAAATGGAAAAAGAAAAAAAGAAAAAATACCCATTACGATACTTGGTATTATTTATAACGCTCATCGTAGGTGGGTTCATTTTTGTTAAAAACAAATTTACGCCTTCGGTTCCGCAGCCTTCTTTTTAACGACACGTTTAACCGTCTTTTTTGGGGCTTCTGGAGCTGGAGCTGGAGCTGGAGTTGGAGCTGGAGTTGGAGCTGGAGTTGGGGCTGGAGTTGGAGTTGGGGCTGGAGTTGGGGCTGGTGAAACTACACGTTTAGTAGCATTAGCTGCTTCTGTGGCTCTTCTCAATTTTTCGTTGGGATGCATTGTATAATATATATAAAGGAAATATTATCTTTAAATTAAATGTTATTCATTGGCCCAACTCTCCTGAGTGGAATAGGTCAACATTGTAAAAAATATATGAACCTCTTTCCTGAAAGTCGATATATACAAGTACAGGAAGATATACCAAATTGTGAAAAGGCTTTTATATTTGCTTTACCTGTTCAGTATTGGTTGGATAGAATACCAGAAATCAAACGTAAAATTAAACATGTAACATGCATGACCGTATGTGAAACGGAAACGGTACATGAAGATTATGGAAAACTTTTCAAACTATTCGATAAAATTGCTGTACCGAGCGAATTTTGTAAAAGAGTATTTAAAACCCAATTTCCTGAAACTGAATTTTATGTTATACACGCTCATATACCATATAAGAAACCGTATACATTTTACCATATAGGTAACGTTTATGACCCAAGGAAAAATTTTAATAAAATTCTAGAAACATTTATTCGAATGAATAAACCAAATTCAAAACTTCTCATAAAAGCAACGTGTAATCAACCGTTTAATATAAACATACCAAATATCGAAGTTGTAAATGGACTTATTTCAGATGAAGAAATGGAAAAGATACACGCTCTAGGTGATTGTTATGTAAGTTTTTCAAGTTCTGAAGGTGTTGGTATGGGTGCAGTTGAAGCTGCTTTACGAAATAAACCCGTTATTATAACAGATTATGGAGGTGCACCAGAATATATTAAAACACCATATACAATAGATTGTGAACTTCAAAAATTAACGAAAGATGATTTTCTATTTAAGGCAGGTATGCAATGGGGAAAACCAAATGAAAAACAATTGATGGAATATATGGAAGATGCATATAACAAAAAAATAAGGTATATGGATCATCCGAAAACTCGAATGTTAACATGTAAAGAAAATGTATTACATGAATTCGTCACTAATATAATTGGTGAGGTAAGTGATGATACCAGCCAAAATAGCACCGGACATGAGTGATCCTCTCTGAGCTATAAGCATGGCGACAATATCGTCTATGAATTTAACATTAGTTGGTTTTTTAAGAAGTTCTGGTACTATTTTTGAGATTGCAAGATAAAGAGCCATAGATATTATTACGGGTCTAAGCGTTTCCTGGTCTAACATTTATAATATAGAAATATTTAATTCTGGCTTCGTTCCTAATACTTGATCATCTATTCTATGTTTTTTACAGTATTTTCCACATACAGCTTTAAAAGAACATTTCTTCCCTGATAAAGTAAATGCTTGACATATATTTTTATTTTCTATATTTTGATTATCTGGTGCAGTTTCTAAAACTTTGATAGGTCTTGTTTTCTGACATTCAATTTTCTTTTTTCTCATTTTATCTATAATAGTCGCCATTTCATCATGCGTCTTATTTGCAACATTTAACCTTTTTGATACATTTAAACAATCATCATATGTTTCAAGTGATGTTTGACGTCTATTTATCAAAATAGTTTTTCTATCAGTAAATTGTTTACCCTTGACACAGGGAAGTAAAAAATCGTTAGTCATTTTTTTATGTTTGATATTATTAATACCCACTTAGGTTAGTAAAAATGCAGTTTATTACCAAAAATAATAAAAAGAAACAGAATCCAAAATGTAAAAAATGTAAAAAGCCTACAAATAAGCTTCATAATACATGTTGGGATTGTCATTTGAAAAATGAAATGAAAAAACTAATAATAAGAGAAATAGGACGTACTAAAAAATGGGAACAAAATTACAAAAGTGCTACAACGTATAATAATTTTAATAAATTACTCGAAACTTCTACATCAGAAAAACAATTGAAAAGGGCTTATAAAAAGGGTGTTTTAAAAATACATCCAAATAAAGGTGGAAATTCTGAAAAATTCGTAAATTTTAAAAATTTATACAATAAAAAATTAAGTAACTTTTAACATTCATTTGTTTTATTTTCACAATTACTAATAAAAGATGTGGTTGTTATTTATAAAAAAACTTAAACGAACATATAGCTTCACTTTAGGTGAATAATATAAAAGATAAAAACTTATACTTTATAAATGTATCTTAAATGGACATCAGAATGTTATTTATGTGAATGTCCTTTAGATCCTCATATAAACACAAAAAACGCAGAAGAACGTATTATTATTCGTGAATTTAGGAAATTACGCCCAATTTTCACTGTTAATAATGAATTATATTTAAAATTTTTCGATATGACAATACAACGAGTATGTTATGCATGTTATTTAAATTCGTATAATAAAATCCATCCGTCATTTTTTAGAGACCGTGAATGTGGTCGCATAAAAAATATATTTCCACAACCCAAGTCAAAAACAAAAGAGGAATTATTATATTGGTACGAAGACCTAAAAAGATACTTAAGTAAAAGACTATATACATAATAAAATGAGTGAAAGTATTCAAAAACTCACACACGTGGAACATATTTTAAAACGTCCGGATTCATATGTTGGACCAGTTTCACGTGTAGCCGAACCATATTGGATATATGAAAATGACATCTTTGAAAGGAAAAATGTTATATATTCACCGGCACTTTTAAAAATATTTGATGAAATATTAGTAAATGCAATTGATCGCAATTCCATGTATCCTAAAAATGTATCTTCACTCGGGGTTTCTATAGACGTGTCATCGGGCGAAATCACAATTGAAAATAACGGACCCCTTGGTGGTATATCTGTAAAAATGCACGAAAAGGAAGGTATATGGAATCCAGAATTAACATTCGGGCATTTACTTACAAGTACAAATTATGATGATACACAAAAACGTGTTGTTGGGGGACGTAATGGGTACGGGGCTAAACTTACAAACGTTTATTCAACAAAATTTTCTATAAAAATAAAAGATAGTGAAAACAAGTGTATATATACACAAGAATGGTCTAATAATATGAAAATATGTGGTACCCCAAAAATAAAGAAATACTCGGGTTCGACATCAAGTGTTTCTATTTCTTTTATACCCGATTGGAAAAGATTTGGTATGTCTAAAATGGATAATTCTATATACAAAATATTTGAAAAACGGGTTTATGATGCAAATATATGTACGACACAGAACTGTAAAGTTAAATTTCAAGGAAATCCTTTACCGAAATGCACGTTTGCAAATTATTGTAAAATGTATACAAAAACCGATGAAATATGTATGTTTACGAGTGATAGATGGTCTGTATGTATTGCACCTTCAGATGATGGATTTGAACATGTATCATTTGTAAATGGTATATGTACAATGAAAGGTGGTTCCCATGTCGATCACGTGTCTGGTATACTCGCAAATGGTATTATTGAAGATATGGCAAAAAAGATAAAACTTAGACCACAACAAGTAAAAAATGCATTTTTTATTTTTGTAAAGGCTACACTCGTAAACCCGATGTTTAGTAGTCAAGTTAAATCTGAGTGCACCCTTAAACCACAGGATTTTGGAAGTAAGTTCGACCCACCGAAATCTTTTATTAAAAATATTCTGAAAACTGGTATACAAGATGAACTACTCGCATTATCAAAGTTTCGAGAAATGAAAGAACTCAAAAAAACCGATGGTTCACGTAAATCAAAAATAACAGGTATACCAAAACTCGATGATGCAAATAAAGCAGGTACACAACAGTCAAGTAAATGTACTCTTATAATAACAGAAGGTGATTCTGCAAAAACATTGGCAATTTCAGGTCTTTCTGTAGTTGGTAGAGATTATTACGGTGTATTTCCTCTTAGAGGTAAATGTAAAAATGTACGAGATGCAAGTGTAAAACAACTCACAGAAAATAAAGAATTTAACGATCTTAAAAAGATTTTGGGTCTCCAACAAGGTAAAATATACACATCATTATCAGAACTTCGTTATGGGAAACTTATGATAATGACAGATGCAGATAATGATGGGAGTCATATAAAAGGATTAATACTTAATATGATTCACTATTTCTGGCCAAGTTTATTGAATTTGAAATTTGTAGTGAGTATGGTAACCCCTATAATAAAAGCAACAAAGGGTTCAGAAACGAAATCATTTTATACAGATTCATCATTTAGACAATGGTATGGAAACGGAAAACATAACTGGAAAATAAAGTATTATAAGGGTCTTGGTACGTCTACATCTGCAGAAGCACGTGAATATTTCAAAAAAATAAAAGATTTAACAGTGCAATTTGATACAGATAAACAAATGGATGACTCTATAATATTAGCATTTGATAAAACAAAATCTGATTTGCGTAAAACATGGTTACTTGAAAGTAGTGAAAAAAAATCTTCTGAACTCGAAATACCATATGGCAGTGTCAATCGTCTTGGTGTTTCTGATTTTATTCATAAAGATCTCGTAAACTTTAGTCTTGCCGATTTGAAAAGATCAATCGCTCATGTATCAGATGGTTTGAAACCTTCACAGAGAAAGGTATTATATGCATGTTTTACAAAAAATCTTACAAATGAAATGAAGGTCGCACAATTAGCAGCATATGTTTCAGAAAAAACGTCATATCATCACGGTGAAGTATCTTTAGCGGATACAATTGTAAAATTAGCCCATAATTTTACTGGTTCAAACAATATTAATTTACTCGAACCATGTGGTCAATTTGGAACAAGACTTATGGGTGGTAAAGATGCGAGTCAAACTAGGTATATTTTTACAAAACTTACTAAAAATGCAAGAATACTTTTTGATCCAAAGGATGATCCGATATTAAAATATCTTGACGATGACGGAAAGCAGATAGAACCAGAATATTATGTACCTATTCTACCAACCGTTTTAGTAAATGGAACCGAAGGTATAGGTACAGGTTTTAGTTCTTATATACCTCCATTTAATCCATCCGATATTAAACAAAATATTGAACGTATAATTTCTGGTAAAGATGTTATTCCTATGAAACCATGGTTTGATAAATTTAATGGTCGTGTATTCAGTAATGAAGATAATTTATGGATTACAGAAGGTGTATGGAAATGCTCTGATAAAAATATATTGATTACCGAACTACCACCTGGAAGATGGACTCAGGAATACAAAGAATATTTAGATACACTTGTCGAAAAAAAGAAAATTGCAAGTTATGTAAATAATAGTACAACTGAAAATGTTAACTTTGAAATTATGGGGTATACAGGTAATGATGTTATAAAAGATTTTAAACTCCAAAAAACGTTTCATGTATCAAATATGCATTTATTTCATCCAGATAAGGGTATTCATAAATACACAAGTCCAGAAGAAATACTAACTGACTTTTTTGATATAAGAACAAAAACATACGAGAAAAGAAAAATACATCTTATCAATAGTTTAAAAAATAAAGTTAAAAAATTGGAAAATACTTCAAGGTTTGTTGACATGGTTATACACGAAAAACTAATTGTTTTTAAACGTAAACGCTCCGAACTCGAAAAGGAAATGGAAAAGATATTTGATAAAATAGATAATTCGTATGAATATCTCCTAAATATCAAAACATATCAGTACACTCATGAAGCCGTACAAAATCTCAGGGAAGAAACCATGAAAACGAAAACTGAACTCGAAACACTGCAAAGTATGTCATGTATTGATATGTGGAAAAGGGATTTAAAAATATATAAACATTAAGTAGTATAGTATGTGTGATACATCTGGTCCAAATACAGGTGCTATCATATCACTTAATGCCATTGGTAAACAGGATACATACCTTTTAGAAGATGATCCTGACCATTCTTTCTTTAAGTATAATGTAAAAAAACATTCAAATTTTACAAAATTTCATAAAAGTACAACAATCAGTAAACCAAGTACATCTTCATCATCGTGGCCTTTTGGTGAAACTATAAAAGTTACACTTAATCCTAGAAATATGGGTGATCTTTTATCAAACATGTATGTATCATTTCAATTACCAGGTTTAACTGGTAATGATAGCTATTATGCAGACCAGATAGGTAGACATATTCTTAAAACTGTAACTATGCGTGTTGATGAAACAGTTGTTGAAATATTCCATGGGGATTGGGGTATTATATATGATGAATTATATTTAGATGAATCTGAAAAAAGAACAAAAAGATACACTTTAAATAGAAATAATGCTGAAGATACATCATTAACTACCAATAATCAAATTTTAACACAACAAAATTCACATGTATTTATACCTATACCACTTTTATTTTCACGTAAATATGAAAGTGATGAATATGAAACAAATAAACCAAATAGACCTTATTTTCCAACGTGTGCTATACATAAACAAAAACTGGAATTTATATTTGAATTCCATAAACAATCATTTTTTACAAATGAAACAGATACACTATCATTAAATAACTTCGATATAGTCACGGAAGAAATAACATTAGAACCAAGTGAGCGTATGTATATTGCAGGTAAAAAACACATTTTAATTACAGATATAGTTAAAAAACATCCAACATTGGACATAGATGCCGGTACAATAAACGCCAAACTTGAACTTATACCACAAACACCAGTCAAAACACTCAATTGGTTTTTTAGACAAAAACCATTTGAAGATGAAAATACATACGAGGGTGGTACCACTTTACGTTCAAATGTATTCGCTAACAGATATAATTTCTCATCAAATGTCGAATATTCTGTAATAAGTGAATTCTATAATCCACCAATGGAAAAGGCTAAAATATTTGTAAACGGAGAAGATATGCCAAATATACAAAATTGCAAGCATAACTATTACAAATATATCGTTCCATTCACAAGTCGTCTATCAAGACCATTGCGTAATATTTACACATATGCATTCTCGATGAATCCGATTAATGTGGAACCATCGGGAATGTTAGATTTTAGCCAATTACAATCAAATAGAACTGTTTTAGATGTCACCATGAAAGAAGGTCTCACAAGTGATTATACTTTACATTTATACTATGTCGGTTACCAAACATTTATTTTTGAAAACGGGGTAATGACACTTGTTTAGAAAAAAGCGCATTTTTATGATCGTGGATATACTCAATTATATTATTTTTTATACACCATCTTATGAAATTCAACTGTGCTACAGTAGTATGTATTTCATCAGGTGTACCTGGTACGTGATACGATATCTTAGATGATCTACAAAACGGATCAAATAATTTTTTACTATACCCATCTAAACTTGATTTATATGCACAATGTACACTAAATATTTTACCATCCTTTGTTTTATATGACAAATTGTTTTTCTTTGAGTAATTTGTTATAAACCATTCAAGATTTCGTAAAGAAATACCTCCTGTTTTATTGAGAATTTCTAAAAGAGTAGCTCTATTCTCGGGTACGTTATAAAAGGTATCAATTGATGTTAGTAGAATAGCTGACTTATTCATTATTACATTATTCCACGCAATTCTCTAAATCCCTTTCTTGTCACTTCACATGCCGGGCATCCTGGTTTAAATATACATTCCGTTAAACTATGTGTATGTCGTATACCTTCACTATTTTTAGGAGTCATTTCTATAGGTCCCATAAGTTGTGGTTGGTCGGCGTGACTTCCGCACATACCATTATCCTTAGCTCTTGCAAGACACGGCGTTCCATCCTTTTTAAAACCTTTACAAAATTTAGATGAATCTGGTATAAATTGACACAATAACTTTGAATTCATATATAGTTCTTTAGAAAGTATCATACACATTTCTACACGTGCTACATGACGTTCTTCATCAAGACGTTTATTTATTATCGGCATTAAATCATCTATAAGTTCATGTTTCTTTTGTTTTCTAGATGCCATTATTATATATAATACGTTATTTTTTAAGTGATTTGAACATATCACTAATTTTTTGTTGACCTTCTTCAACTTCTACTTTCTTCTTTGGACGTCTCTTCGGTTTTACACGTGTCAAAAGTTCACCAAATATCTCTTCTTTAGGATCTTCAAAGAGTGGTTCAATTAAATCACATACAGGGTTCAAGAATTTATTTATAAAATAATATGCATAATCAACTTTTAAATTATTATCTTTTGCATATTTTGGATCTTCAGCTTTTTCATATGCTTTTGCTTTTGGGTCTCCTGTATCAAGAAGAATATAAGGTACACGATCACCTGATTGTGGTTCCGAACCAGGTTGTCGTTCCCTCATTTTATTACGCACTTGAACATGTGCCAAGTTTTGAGACTTATATGAATCAGATAAACCCTGACTTAATATAAGTTTTTCATTAGGTACATCACCTTCAATAAGTTCAATGGCTCTTTGTAAAGCGAGAGCCTTTGGAGGACCGGTATCACTACTTTCTAAAACAACATCGAGAAGTTCTTTACAAACTTCACGCATGTGAGGTGTATTATCTCTTCTTACCAATTGAAGACCCTTTACATCTATATAATCCATATTCATGTTACCATCCTTCCCTTTTGTCCAAAGTTTTGCAGCATACCGTTTCTTTGAATATAAAAAATAAGGACAATATACCTTTTCGAGTTCAAGGTTATTAGGTGCCTTGAAAAGTTTCGTACACTCTTCAGCAGCCCGTTCACCTATTTCCCAACTATATTCAATTGCTTCTTTACCCTTACGATTACCTACATCGAATTCAACCATAACAGAATCAGTGTCTCCATATCTTACTTTTGAACCAGGGAAATTCTTTTCAACATATGCCTTTGTCTCATCAATCATACTTCTACCTTTTAGAGTTACAGTTGACGCAATTTGTACACATGGCAGCATACCCTTTGCAGCACCAGTAAAACCATATACAGAGTTCATGGATATTTTATACGCCAATTGTTTACCATTATACATTTCTTTTAATGCACCAGTTGACTTCGCCATATCCTTTTTTGCTTGTTTACGAAACTGCTTTAATTCTAAAAGAATGCTCGGTAAAAGACTTGGAACATCTTGTGCAAATTTAGAAAATCCAAATGTTTCGTATTTTACACCGGGTATATTCTCATATTTTGAATCCATAACAAGTGTAGAATAACATAAATTATGTGCCATCATGATTGACGGATATAGCCCTTCAAAATCAAGTGCTGTAATGGGTGTATAATACGCACCCTTTTGTGCTTCGAGAACAGTAGCACCTTCATAACCATCTGCAGAATATTGTCCCCACGTTATTGTTGGAACCATAAATCCCATTTCACGCGCTTTTTTTGTTAATAAACTAAACACTTTAATCTGTTGTCCTCTCTCTACCAGGTAACATAACGGAACCCATGTTGCTTTAGCCATTTCCAGAAGATTAATAAGCGTACATAATTTTGATAATAGACGATGCGGTAAAAGTGTATCCTTAATACAATATTCAGCAACCTCTCGTAACTTTACAGGATCTTCTTCAACAAACCGCGCAAACATTTCTTTTGGTGGCATATCAATTTTATTATCACCAAGGTATAGTTTAGAAACATTATCGAGTTTATATGAATCGAGTTTATACCCCTTCTTTACCTCGTGGAACAAATCGAAAATAAATCGTCCAGGTATAGGTAAAATTTTAAGATCATTATCACCAAGTGCACTTGACGATAATTTTTTATACACAAGTTCGCATGAATGATTCTTCATTTTACTCATTTCAAAAAAAGATGGATCACATTTTGTCATTACTGCACGTTTCATTATATACTCTAAATCAAAACCAAATATATTCCATCCAGTTATAATATCAATATCCTTTTCCATCATATACTCTTTGAATGCCATTAACATTTCACGTTCCGTATCGTAACTCTTAATTATACATCCTTCTAAATTAGAATCTGTTTTTTTATAACAGAAACATGTTTTATCATAAGGTACATCGGAACCAAATTGTGCGAGTGACACAGCAATTTGAAAACATGCGTCATCTCTTACATCCGCATCAGGGAATTTACCAGTAGAACTATTACATTCAATATCAATAGATGCAACCACAAATGGTGCAGTTTCAGGGTTATCTACAGGTTTAAGTGTTTTCCAGTCATTACAGTACAAATCTATATTAACATGTGCTAAATGTGAACGAACACATGCATCTCCCGAATCCATCCATCCAGTCGATTGAATATTAGTTCTATGCATTAATCTCAGAACAGGGTCCAGATTCGATTCATATACTTTATATTTTATAGGTTCATCGGGTAAAGTACGTCTCATACGTCCATTCACCATACGCCTCGCTGCCAAATTTTTGAAATTTAATTTCATAAAAACAAATTGTTCATTATTTTGAAATCCCCAGACATCTTTAGATTGAACTATATCATAACTGACCAAACATTCAGGACACGTCTTATCAATTTTCGCGTACAAATTACGAATATTCATTTCCGACATCTTCTTAGGAAGTTTCACAAAAAAGTATGGTGTAAAACTCGTCGTGACACATACAGATTTACCTTCACGTGTTTTACCAAATATACTAATCAAGTGTTCATCTTCCGTGTCTTGTGCTTCCCAAGTGAGTACTTGGAACACGACCATTTTATCTTACTACGTTAATGCCCGATTTTTTTAATATAGTATAGTAGTAAATATGTCAGCTGCTTTGATTGATCTCGTCTCAGTCGGTGCCCAGGATGTCTATATCACGGGCGATCCTCAAGTCTCTTTTTTTAGACAAAACTATAAACGTCACACGAACTTTGCTATTAAACCTGAACGCCTCGATTTTGTAGGTAAATTTCTTTCAGGAAACGAAGTATCCATTCCCATCAAGTCAAAAGGTGATCTTTTGAGTTATATCTGGCTCGAAGGTACAAATATCAACAACAGTGATGCCCCAACCAGTATCTTTAATAGTAACGCAAATAACAATTTCACACAACCAACGGAATTTTCACTTTGGGTAGGTGGCCAGGAAGTTTGCAAAATAGATACAGGTTTTATTAATACCGTTCATACCCACATGTATAATGAAAATCAGGCGAAAGCATCTACATGGGCGGGTTGTGATAATGGTGGTAGTAACCAGTCATTAAATACCTACGTTATCCCATTCTTCTTCAGTGAAGATTGGACAAAATCTCTCCCACTTGTTGGACTTCAATATCACGAAGTTGAAGTAAGAATCAAGTGTAGAAACGGTGATTTTGGAAATACAACTGTTAAGGCGTATGCTTCGTATGTATTCCTTGATACAGAAGAACGAGAATTCTTTGCGAATAACGAACATGAACTTCTCATTACACAAACACAATACCAACCAATGGAACAATCTGATACAAATGTCGATCTTACGTACTTTAACCATCCAGTTAAGTCTATTCACATTGCCAAAACTGGTACAGGTGCCACTTATCTCTTTGATACAGCGTCTTTGTATATAAATGGTACTCTACTCTTCGAAAACATGTCTCATGAGTACCATCGTTACGTTGTTCCACAAAATCACTGTTCCGTTCTTGCGGAAGGTGGTGATGAATTACCAATTGCGTCGTGGCCATTCTGTCTTACCATGAATAAATCTCAACCAACAGGTTCCTTGAACTTTTCGCGTATCGATAATGCGAAAATAACTATCAAGAGTCCAAGTTCGCCAGGTGGAGTAGGAGGAAACGATGCGAATTGCCACTTTACACGTTGTTATGCAGTCAACTATAACATTCTTAGAATTAAGAATGGTATGGGTGGTATTGCATTTGGTAATTAATTATTATAAATGTAAAATATATCAAAAGATTATAGAAAAATATCATTTAGAGTTGTTAATTCTTACCAGAAGATCCAAATCCACGCTCACCCCTTTTTGTCTCTTGTAATTCATCAACCTCTTCAATAAGTGGTGTTTCACACTTTTCCAAAATTAATTGCGCGATTCTATCGCCTTGTTTAATTTCAAACGATTCACTCCCGTGATTAAACAAGATAACCTTCAATTCACCCGTATAATCCGGATCAATCACACCAGCACCCGTCTGAATGCCATGTTTCACACTTAAACCAGATCTTGGAGCAATACGCCCATATACACCTTTTGGAATAGTCGCACAAATACCCGTACTCACGATACCACGTTCACATGCATTAATAGTCATGTTTTCTATACTGTATAAATCATAACCAACCGAACCTGGGGATGCACGTGTTGGTAAAGTAGCGTCGAGTGTTATTCTTTTAATTCTGAGCGTTTCCATTTTTTTTATATTTATTATACAATCGTTTTCTTTAAAACTATTTAAAATAGTGTAACGTATAATTAAGAAATGAGTTTGAAAATTATTATGGGTAACATGTTTTCTGGAAAGACGTCAGAACTTATTAGACGTTTAAAACGATACAAAGTTATAGGTAAACGTATTCTTGTTATAAATTCTAAAAAGGATACGCGTGCATCCGAAGATGTTTTACGCACTCACGATAACGTTCGTTTTGATTGCGTAAAGACAAATAACCTTGATGAAATTGAATTTTCAGATATAGATGTTATAGCCATAGATGAAGCCCAATTTTTCACAAAACTTAAACCTTTTGTAGAAAAGGTTCTTGATTCGGGTAAAACAATTTTACTTGCAGGTCTTGATGGTGATTACAAACAAAGAAAATTTGGGGAACTTATAGATTGTATACCACTCGCCGATAAAGTGTTTAAAATATCAGCAATGTGTATGGATTGCATGGATGGTACACATGGCCCATTCACAAAAAGAATTGTTGAAAATGATAATCTCGAACTCGTTGGTGGAAATAATATGTATAAAGCTGTATGTCGAAAACATTTATAACACAAAATAATATAATATGTATAATAAATGTTTATGATAGAAGAACCTTATGGTATATCACAATTTCAGGCCTGGATAATATCACTTACACTCGGAATTGTTTTATATAGACGACACAAACGCGGAGAAAAATATATACAGTAAATATATATGGTCAAGGTTTACTTGAAAAAAAGTCCTAGATTTGATAAAAAATTTCGCGTGGTATTCGATAATGAACGTTTCGTTGATTTTGGAGCAAAGGGGTATTCAGATTATACAATACATAAAAATCCTATGCGTATGCGTTCATATATATCAAGACATGGTGGGTTTATACCATATATGATTAGACGACACAAGGATCCTAAATTTGTGCATGAATCAATGCTCGATGTAAATAGAAGCGATAGAGAAAACTGGGGTAAAACAGGTATCTATACAGCTGGTTTTTGGTCGCGTTGGCTTTTATGGAGCCACCCAGAATTAGAAGGAGCTAAAAAAATAATGTCTAAGAAGTTTGATTTATCTTTTCTTTAAGACCACGGCGTTTAAGGTTTGCTTTTAAAGCTGTCATTAAATTCGCACGAGGATTACGTGCCATGGGGCGGGGTGGAACTGGTGGTGCAGGAGGAATTGGGGGTGCTCGGGATACTGGTGGTGATTTTCTAACTGGTTGAACACGTGGCGTTTGTGAAACGCGTCTAATTCTTGGAACATTTGAATTAACCGTTCTCAATAGGGATTTACATGTTCTCAAAAGTTTTTTTGAATCACGGACCTGTATTTCTAGGGATGGAGGACGCCGTCTTTCAATTTTCATTTTAAGTTCTTTTTCGCTTAATGGTACACGTTTTCCCCTTATTTTTTTAGTTACACGAAGACCTAAACGCTTTGCTTCATTTTTAAGAGTATCGATCCTCATTTATAATAATCAATATTTTTTTTATTTGCTTATTATAAATGTCTTCTAATTGTTCACCTGGCCAATTAGCTTCTACAATTACATGTTGTTTGTTCTGTTTTTTCTTTATATACAGGCCATCTTCCAACATGCTTAAAATGTTACCAACAAAACCACCTCATTTATTAGGGGCGTGTCTTCTCGCGTGCTGCTGTATGAGTTCACAAACACTATCTTTAGGTAGTTGTGCGTACAACCTCGTTGCCGGGGAGAAGTATGAAGAAAAAGATAATTAAAAAAAGTTATCAGTTCTATATAATTTAGCCTGGAATGAACCAGTTTGTCCCATTACGGAAACAGTTTCATTTCCATATAATTCTCTACACCCAATATCGTCCATACAATCACGATTATCAATCGTGACAGGTAATGAATATATCTGATCTCCTGGTGTTGTTGTATAATAATGATATTGATCTCGTCGACCTCTGACCTCTTTACCATATAATGGTAACGTTTCTTCATCTGGACCTACAAGAACACCCATTTGCTGAACATATCCAGGTTTATACTCCTTAATAGGTGGACTTCTATATTCCTTTTCTACTGGTATTTGAACTGGTACTTCAATTGGTACATTCACTGGAACTTGTTTTTTAATAATAATTGGATTTCGTAATTGGTATACAATCACAGCAACGAGTATCACTAATGCAATAGTCAATAATTTCTTTTGCGTTTTATTTTTGATCTTCATTTATATATACTAAGATTATTTAGCAATATCACGAAGTGGTCCCAAATCAATTCTACCAAGTCGATATTGAACAAGTACCCAGAGAAAAAAGAAAATAGATTTTAAAAATTTATTTGCATCGGTATCATCCATTTTATATATTGGTCCCATAATACGCCCAAAGAATGTTTCTTCTTTTGTATTTCCAGTAACGACCATTTCCATTTGTGTTAAAGCACATGTATCATCGTTTATAGACCAATGAAAAAATATAAAGGGTACAAGAAGTGAATAAAACTCGAGATTTTCTTTATTTTTCATAAATGGTACAACAAGCATAGTTATAAATAAGAGTAAATGGATGAAGAATATTATATTCATATCTATTAGTATGAGCGTAGAAAAGAAACTGCCAAAAATATGGCATCCTCAACAGGAGAAGATACTTAAATCCTGGGGTGAGGCTGCGGCCTGTTATAGATACATGCATTACCAAGCATATTGTTCATATAAAAACCAGAGCATGAAATTTACAATTCCACTTATCATAGTTAGTACAATAACGGGTACGGCGAACTTTGCACAGGAAACATTTCCTCCATCTATTCAACCATTTGTACCATCCGCGATTGGTGGTCTTAATCTAATAACTGCGATAGCAACAACAATTATGCAGTTTCTTAAAATTAACGAACTTATGGAAGGTCACCGGGTTGCTTCTGTCCAGTATGGTAAAGTTTCACGAACAATACGTCTCGAATTAACTTTACCTCTATCCGAAAGAACACAAGATGGTACAAATATGATTGAAAATATGCGTACGGAATATGATCGTTTAATAGAACAGTCCCCAAATGTACCTAAATATATAATAGACTCATTTGAAAAAGAGTTTCCAGATGATAATGCATTTTTCAAGCCAGAAATCATGCATATACAACCCATCAATCCATTTAAGGCGATAGAAGAAAATAAAGTTATAACTAAACTGAAAGATGCAGTTGGGGGTGTGGCTAAAAGAGAACTTAAAAAGGAACTTGATGAAATACGTGGAGTGAAAAATACTGTTAAAGCAGATATAGAAGGTATACAGAAACGTAAGAATGAAATATCAGATTTAAAAGGTAAAGGTCTGGTGACTTTGAAAGGTGATCTCATGAAAGAATTACGTCGACGCACTGAACTCATGGAAGTCGTTACAGAATCACCGAAAGACGATTCACAAGATACGCCACCATAATAAATAATGTAAAGTTAAAGACTGTAACACACATTAAATAAGGAAATAGTTTCCTTTTTAAAGGATCTAATACACGTTTTTGAATTGTATCATTTTCCATTATAATATCTAAAGCCTGAGTAGTAAGATCATTATCTTCATTAGACATGGATGCCTTTGTTACAGTATATAAACAAAAAAAGGTTAATGAAAAATCGCTCCATGATCGCGAAATAAAAGAATTTAAAACTCTATTAGAAAATGGTAAGAATGTATTTTTATGTGGCGCTGCTGGGGTAGGTAAAACATTTATTTTGAATAGGGTTTTAGATGAAACAAATAGCATAGAAATTTATGACGAGGTTTTACGTAAAAAAGATATTTACTTATCTACTATAAAAAATTCAAATATGTATGCGTATATAGACGATTATGAATCTGATAATACATATAAAAGTATAATAGAAACAATATGCGAAGGTGGTACTATTACAAAAAAACCTCTTATCGTTACATCTAAAAATGTACATATATTACCAAATTTTAAAATGGTTTTTATACCAAAGCGTAAACCTGAACATATACAAACTTTAAAATCTAACCATCCACGAACACGAATAGCGGCTGAAAAATGTAAAGGAAATATAGGAAATTATTTCAATTACCTTAATTTCAGTGATGATAAAGACATTTTTAGAACACCAAAAGAAGTTATACAGGATTTTTTCTGTAAACCTGGTATTGTAGAAATAGAAGAAACTGTATGTGAACATGGTCATATTTGGGGAGCCGTTCATGAAAATTATCTCGATACTGAACCTGATAATCACGAAAAAATTATAAATAATTTGGTTATAGCCGATGCATATGATAGTGAACTTTATAAAGGTGAATGGGACGTGATGCCCTTTTTCGTTTTACATGCCATGAAACTCCCTAAAATATACATGAATAATTTACTTGATAATGATACAATACGCCCGGGAAGTGCATGGACGAAATACGGAAATCAAAAAATGCGCGAACAAAAAATTAATAATATACAAGCGCGTTCAAATACTAAAATGTGCCATCATGAGTTTATGATTTTACGAGAATATGCAAAAAAAGGTGACGTTTCAAAGTTCAAGGAATATAAATTAACACCACAAGATTTCGATGTTATGAATCATTTGGGGTTACATAATAAACTTAAACAAAGAGATGTTACAAAAATTAAAAAAATGATTAAAGAAGACGCATGTAAAGTATAATAATGAATACATCTTCGCCTCCATCTAATAATACCGATGAAGAAGAATATAAAGTGTCACGAGTCGTAGGAAACGAAATTTTTTATTGTGGTGACATAACAGATGTAGATATTCTTGAATTTATTGAAGATTTCAAAAAACTTGAAGTTGATCTTCTTAAAAAGAAGGCTGAACTTATAGGATATGAACCAATTATACATGTTCATATATGTAGTGAAGGTGGTGATTTGTTCGCAGGTATAAGTGCCATGAATATTATAGAAAAATCCCGAGTTAAAGTAGTCACTATTGCACAAGGTGTGTGTTGTTCAGCAGCAACGTTTCTCCTTTTGGGTGGTCATGAACGTCGTATAGGTAAGAATGCGCATATTCTCATACATCAAATAACAACCAATGGATTTTGGGGAAAATACGAAGAACTCAAGGATGAAATGAAATCGTGTGATAAACTCATGGATATGGTTACAAAAACATACAAGGAAAAAACAACTATACCCCAAAAACAATTTAAGAAAATTATGAAACGTGATATGTATTTAGATCCACAGGAATGTATTAAGTATAATGTCGTCGATTCGATTGACTAGATATGTCAATGTGTCGTTTATATAAACCAATAACTGATATAATTATTATAAAAATACAAATCGTATTCGCATTTATAGGAATAACCGTGTTTTCTGGAGGCCTAAGTCGTTCCATTCTTTTATAATCTACAACTGGAAGCGTCATCTATTATTATAATGGAAACAATTTTTAAAACGGATAAAAACGGCAATCAAAGGTACACGTCTATTCGAGTAGAAAAACTCGATGACGGTACTGCAAATATTATTAAAGCAACTGGTGTTGTTGATGGTAAAGAATCTATCTCAACAACACACGTACCACGTGGATATGAAAGTGCCCTGAAACGAGCTAAAACCATATGGAAAAATTTACAAGTTCCGGATGTTATGCCTATGTTGGCAAATAAATGGGAAGATCGTAAAAAATACATCACGGAACCATTTTACGTCCAACCAAAACTCGATGGTGTTCGTTTACTCGTATCGAATAAAGGAGGGATTTCGCGTACAGGTAAACTCGTTCCGGGAACTGAGTACCTTGGTAAAGGACTAAAGGATGGTGAATATCTTGATGGTGAATGTTATGATCCGAATAAAACATTCGAGGAAATTACAAGTTTGTTTAAAACAGACCCAAAACAACTCGAGTTTTATATATTTGATTATTTCGATGTTAATCGTCCAAAATTATCATTTGAAGAACGTAAAAAGTACGTCACTGTAGAAACAAAACTCGTTCGTAAAAAAACGTGTTTGAAACAGTTTCATGAAAATTTCGTTTCACAAGGATATGAAGGTACAATGGTTCGTGAACGTACAAGTGTATATGAAAATGGGAAACGAAGTAATTATTTATTGAAATTTAAGGATTTCATGACGGAAGAATACGAAGTCGTCGATGCAAAAACGGGGCATGGTCGTGATGCAGATGCAGTCGTATGGGTGTGTAAAACGGAAAATGGAAATACATTCTGTGTTCGACCAGAAGGTTCTATCGAACAAAGAGAGTATTTTTATGCTAATAAAGAGAATTATTTCGGTAAAATGCTTACCGTAAAGTTTCAAAACCTTACCGAACTTGGAATACCAAGGTTTCCTGTCGGAATAGTATTTAGAGATTATGAATAAATATATTATACTACATAAATGAAAAGAGTTGCTATTGATCTCGACGAAGTTCTCGTCTCGTTCGTTAAAC